ATATTGTCCATCTGAAGAAGTAAAAAATCTTTTCTTAAATTCGTTTAAGTTTGCACCACTACCAGACGCTAATGGATTTCCTCCACTATTACAAGTTGGACCAGGTGCTCTACTAACAACATAACCTGTTGCATTTTTTAAACAATCAACTGATATTTTACCTTCTGGTGGTTTTGGTGGTCCTCCCAAATAACCACAGAATATTCTTGATCCTCCGGCACCCGGTGGTCCCTGTGGTCCGGTAGGTCCCTGTGGTCCAGCAGGTCCAGCGGGCCCTCGTGGTCCCGTTCCCCCGGTTTCACATTCTGGAGTTGGTGCTACGAATTCTTCATCACAACCAATTAAATTTGATGTACAAGATTCCCCTACATTTATACCCGTAGTTCCTGCTCCGTACAGTTCTCCGGCTAACGTAAGATTTTCAATAATTTTTGCTTCTGTGTACTCAATTTTATTTATTTGATAGACATCAATTGCATTACTTCTTTTAAATGCAATCTTTGTAGGAAAAGAACTTACAAATATTTTAAAATTGTTTGCCATATTAAGCAGTAATATTTGGATTAAATGTCATTTTTCCTTGTAACATTCTTATAACAAATCCACTTGTAGTTATATTATTTGGATTTGAATTATAAACTCCTAACCTATATTCAAGTTCAATGTCATATAGATATTTACCCAAAAACAAAGAAGTATTTGCATTAGGTATAATTAAATTGGCATTATAGTCAGTTCTATTATCAAAAAGTTTCATTTTAATTGCACCCGCACCAGAACCAATAGGAGTACAAGATCCTGGATTTGAATTATCCACTACAAAATTTGTATCATCTTGTTGTACAATTATTTCATCTGTTGCTGTTTTTCTAACTGCTTTGTAAATTCGTTGACCGTTAAGTTTTTGACAACCTTTGTTATCTTTCACTTTCATTCTTATGGTAAGAAAAGTTCTATCAACCCAACTAGCAGATGTTGTTACATTTTTTAACCAACCAAAAGAATCAGCATTTTCTGGATATGCTAATTTAATTTCTTCAGGAACATCAAAATTTACTGAAGTATTTGCACTATTCCAAAAAGAAGCACCATTTGCTGGTAAAAAATTAAATAAACCGCCAGTTGGTTTTAATATTTTAAAGGATGTGACGAAATCAGATCCTTGTTCTACACTAAATTCATAAAAGGCTGCTGGCATCGTAATCTACTCCCGTTGATTGCTGTGGTGCAACTGCTGTTGGTTGACTTGGTGCAGATGCTCCTGCTCCAGGCGCACCGCCAGGAACACCCATAGTTTGTGCTGCCAATTGCTCGGCGCGCATTTGTTCTTCCATTTGCTTTTGTTCTTGTATCATTTTTTCTTGTTCAATTTGAGAATCAATCAATTGAATGTCTTCGTCTGTTTGATGAAGAATATTCTTTCTAATCCATTCTTCCGAGAAATACTTACCAGAATAATCGGAAACTTCTCTCAAAATTGCCATTCTGTCTTTTAGCACTTCAGATTGCTTAGATTCTAAGAACATTGAATCCGTTGAAAATTCAAAACGAATGTATTGACAAATCTTATTCCATTCGTCAATATCTACTATTCCTTTTGCAATCAATTGAGTTCTCATAAAGTTTAAGAACAACTCTGAGAACCGAGAGCGAAGGCGAGAAATGAATTTAGCAAACTTCAATTCATCTCTGCTAATATCCGCCGCTCTACCCATGTTAAATCCATTGTCTGCTTCTAAACGAGACATAGGAATATTCAAACTTCTAAACAGTTTCTTTTGGAAGTATTTTACATCTTCCATTTCACCTAGATTTTGACCACCGGATAGTGTTTGAATTTCTGTTCCCTTACCACCTTCACGACGGGGGAGCCAATAATCTTCCAACATACTCAAGTGTTTTCTGTCGTCGCGGATTTCACCAGTACCGGCATCGTATGTAATCTTATTGCGATAACGCAACATGATGTCTCTTAGATACTGCTCTGCTTTATTTTTTGGCAAAGAACCAACGTCGATATAGAATATTCTACGCTCTGGTGCTCTTGACCAACGATAAATTACGGTAGCATCTTCGACCATTCTTAATTGGTTCAATGGTTTAATTGCTTTATGAAGATAACTTACTACTCTTTTTGTGCCGTAATCAAATAAACCAGAGTGGCAGTAATTAATGGAGTCGGGAGATAACTTGATACCTTGAGTGGTATCATACATGTTAAATCTTTCTTGAACGGTGTACAAATAATATTCTTCTACACCATCAATAACATCAACACCATTTACTTTTTGTTTTTTCTTTATTTCTCTTACTTTTTTAATTCTAAGAGGATCTACTTGTCGTACTTCTTTTATTCCTTGTCGTGGATCATCTTCCAGAATAATGTGATAATATAACCTACCATCAATATACCAGCGACGAACAATCTCATAACACTTTCTATTGAAATCCAATAAGAATAAAATGTGTTTAAATTCGTCATATAAAACTTTTTTAACTTCTTCTGGAATAATACTAGAATCTACTTTGTCTATATTTAATTTAATAAATGTACCAGAAGCATCTTCGGTTATTACTTCATTTACGATGTCGTCTATTCCCATTTCAACTTCAGCATGAAGACTCATTTCACGATACTTTTTAACCAAATCTACATCAGACTTGACAGTACCATCAAGATCTACATACCAGCCTTGAAAACCACCGGCTTGGACGAAGGATGCGCCATCGTCCATAGCCGGGGGAATTACTGAGGGAACAGATTGTTGTTGCTCTTTAGTTCTACCAAAAGTAAAACCGAATATATCAAATGCCATTATAAAACTCCTTCACGAGTATATAGGTAGGTTAACGTCTTAAGTGAAGACCGTTCTTACCGTCTACTTCGAAGAAGTGGTACTTCAGTGTTACTGTAAATTCAACTAAAGCGTCATTGTTGTCGTGTGACAAATCTACGGCAGAGACATCACTGCACCATGCTTTTTGCAGTTTATATGTTCTGATTGGACTGTGATTGCGATCCAATTGAATTAATTCAACTACAGCGTTCAAGTTTGCATCATTTGGCAACAATCCTACGTTTGCAAAATGACGATTCCAAACATGGTTCCATGCTTCGAAGAAATGTCTTACGCGCATATCAGTACCATCACTCAAGATAGTAAGTGATACGTCATTATAAACTCTATCGCCTGGGAATTTGTAAATTCTTCCCATGTGATTTACAGGAATTTCACCAACTGTTGTTTCTGGCAATTGAATGCTTTTAACGTGGATGATTTGATCATCTGCATTGAATGCAGGAACGCCTGCTGGTAAATTACTGACTCTGAATTGGAACAGATTTGATCTTGCTCCGCCATCGAATTTAGATGTAAACTTGCTAATGTCCATTTATTGCTCCCTCTTCGATTAGGCTCCAACGACTTCTTCAAAGCTCAAACCAGTTGGTGTAGCAATGAAGTTGAGTTGAATGAAGTTGATTGATTTGTTTGGTTTGATATAGATATCTGCTACAAAGTTGTTTGAGTCGATTACTTGTGCTGTATTGTTTGTTTCATCACAAACTACACGGAAATCGGTGATACCTCTTCTTCCAAGAACATTTCTGAGGAATGGAGTTACCAAGTTTACAAATTGTGCTCTTGTAAACTCATCGTTGAATTCAAAGAGTTGGAACTTGGCGGCAGTTGCAATTGATTTCTCAAGAATTATGAACAATCTGCGAACATTGATTCTGTCAAAGGCAGATGGTCTACTTAAGAGAGTCTTGTCTCCGTAAAGAACAGGACCAATTCCGGGGAATGAAACTACAGGATTCATTCCAATCTTATACAAATCATCGCGTTGTGCTTGATTTGGATTGAAAGGAAGTTTGATTACTCTGTTAATTCCACCACGGTTTAATCCGGCTGGAGAGAACCAAGGATCATTTGTGCTATCTGTACGAGCGCACAATCCTGCAATATCTGCATTTAGAGGAATATAAACATATTCGTCGTTATAATTGTCGTATTGCAATTTGTAACCAGTATCAGCAACACCATAGGAAGTGGAATCGCCATTTGTTCTAAATGCAACGATATCATTCAAATATGCACTTGGTGTTTGATTGAAACCATTTGTTGGTGTTGGGGACACGAATGCCACAACATCTTTTCTTGTTTCTGCTATTTCTGTTACACGGTATGCAGCAGTTTTACCGAGTGGTCCTGTGATAAACATTGAAACATCGATGATTTCTGGATCACCCATGTATGTGTTGAATGCCTCTGCAATGTCGTTATCATTTGGTGTATTTCCAACCAATCCACCGTAGAGCATAGTAACAACAAGATTTTCACCAGTTTTAACTACTTTAAAGGCGGATGTAGTAGTTGTTACGGCGGTTCCCCACGGTGTAGTACCAGTGGAACTTACAGCACCAAATGCACTTACATTTGATGAATTATTTGCAGCACTTGCGTTATCTAAATGATATAATGACCAAACATACTTTGATTCATTGTTAATAACATCTTTATAATAATTAGTTGTTCCGTTTTGATTTACTGCGTTTGATGCCTTTGAAAGGTATGCAAATTTTTCAAGAATTGTACCAGCAGTACCAGAAATTTTACCATCAGCATCAATTACAAGAACGTGAATCTCGTCTTTAATTTCTGCTCCGGTTACTGTTTCTGCCCAAGGAGATGTTCCTGGCAAACCATCAAAATTACCAATGTAGTCGATATATTGATTGGCGTTTCCGTCTGTATCGGCATCATATGTTTCAGCAGCATAGTAATCTAAAACAACTACCTTGATGCTGTTGCCGAGTTCGCCTGGATACTTTGCTCCCCAGAATCCATTTCCAACTACTGGGGTATATGCTCTAAATGATGTTAATCCGCAAAGATCTTCACCTGCTACAGCAGCAGTACCTGAAGTGGCAGTATATGAACCACCACCATCATTAATAAATCTTACAATTTTAATATTGTTACCGTAAGACAAGAAATTGGCAGCAGACCACCACCATCTGTTGTATTTGGTGGCATCGGTCATTGCGCCTGATGCTTTTGCTGGCTTATAAAATACTTCTGAAAGTTCTTTTTCGCTAGTAATTGTCACTGGTTCGTTGCCTGGTCCCCATTGGAACAAGCCAACCATACCTGCTGGTGTGGTGGCGATTGCTGGCACCAAAAGTGTGACATCTTTTTCTGTTACATTTACGCCTGGGCTAATTTGAATTGCCATTGTTTCTCCTTCTAGACGCCGTGTGTTATTTCTATAATTAGAAAATACTATTTGCTAGGAATATGTATAATTTTATGGTGTTTCGATTTTTACAAAATAGTATCGCCAAATTCACCACCAAACCCATCATCATCCCCATAATCCACGTTACTTAGGAAACCAAAAGGCATAATTTCTTCCTCAATCGCATCAATTTGCTTTTGAAATAGAGTCTTTCTTATATCCAAATCTGTCAAATCTTTAAAATAAGTTTGGGTACTTAACCAACCAAAAAGAACCAAGCACATAATAAGATCGTCATTGCTGCCAGTATCTGCTTCATATGAATTATTTTTTGAAATA